AACCATGGCTGATGAGCAAGATAATAGTTTAGATCCAAAAAGCGCACCTCAGACTAGAGATCGCGGTAATGGAATTTCTGAGATAACGGATAGGCTTAAATCTGGAATAGAAGTTAATTCTACAGATATAAACAATTCACTTCAGAAAGTTGTTAAGAGTATACACAAATTTGGACTGTCAGCTAATAAAAAGCTAGACATTCTAGGTGGTGCTATGTCTGGCAATAAACTTAAAGAGCTCGAGGTCAATAAAGAAGGTATTGCTAGAACTGATAAAACTAATGAATTATTAGGTAAGCTTCTTGAGAAAGAATTAATAATCCCTGATGCGCCAAAGGGATGGTTCGGTAAAGCCCTAGCAATCGTTGGTGGTCTTGCAGGTATTGTTGCAGGCTTAACTGTTGGGTTTGTTTTAGGTATTGGTGATTCAATTAAATCTGCAGGTCTGCTTCTCTTTAGAGGTGTTACCAAGATAAAGAATTTTGCCAAATTATTTGGTGGTTTATTCTCAGGACAGATAAAGACTTTTAGAGCCGTTAATGGCCAATGGCAGAAACTGCCATTATGGGCTAAAGCTATAAAGCTAATGGGAACGATATTCCGAAGAGTTTTCGGTGGTATTACAGGATCAATTAAAAACTTAAAGGTTGTACAGAAAACTAGTACCTTTTTTGCAAAATCAATCAAAGTGGCCAAAGATATTTTCTTTAGTTTGAAATTTACAGGCCAATTACTAATCCTTTCAGCACAACAACTAGCGTCATCACTTAAAGCCTCCTTTGGAAACTTGAAGTCATCCTTTGCAAATGGTGGCAGAATGGTATCCAAGGTTGTTAATACTGTAATGAGGCCGTTTCGTTTTATTATCAATGGATTCAAAGAAGCATTTAAACCTATAGCTGGAGTAGTTAAAACATTAACTGGTACTAAGAAAGCTGTAGGTTCTTTTGGCTTAATAGCAAAGGGATTCTTTAGACCATTAAGTACATTCTTTAAATTCGCGTTTAAAGTGTTTGCACCAATTGGTAGGTTATTTGGTAAGTTATTCTTTCCTCTTACTATTATAATGGGTGTGTTCGATGGTATAAAAGGAGCTATTGACGGTGTAAAGAACGATGCAGCTGGAAACAAATTTGTATCTGGTATGTTTGGTGCACTTAAAGGGATCTTAGTAGGTATTGTTGGTATACCATTAGATATGTTAAAAGATGCTGTAGGTTGGATATTTAAGAAATTTGGTAAGGAAGATGTAGGAGAGCAAATCCAAGGATTTAGTTTTTCAGATATGATTGGAAAAGTAGTCGATGGATTCCAAAGTCTAGTTGTTAAAATCATTGACTTCTTTGTTAATATGTTAACAAAGTCTAAAATTGCAGGTTTCTTTTCTAAGGGCATAGTCGGAGGATTAGATAGTCTACTCAAAATGGTTCTTAAGCCTATACTAAAATCATTCCTTCCTGATGAGAGTGATAGTCCATTAGCGGCATTCGCCAAAGGGTTAGCTACTAAAGGAGCTAGCAAACTAGGTGCATTTAAGTACGTTGGAATCAATGTAGATACTGGAGAAGATCTAGTAATGCCAAAGATCAAAGTAAATGGAGTGGTAGATGGATCAGAAATAGATGTAATGTCTACTGAAAATCGTAGATCAGCTACTGCTCAGAATCAGGCTGGAGCTATTGAAGTAGTGACAGCTGTTACTAATAACCAAGGTAATAGATCAACTACTACTAATCTAGTTACAGGATTTGATAACAGATCATCAGCTCCAAGAACAAGTGGTAATTCTACAATCTTCGAATAAAAAAAAGCCCCACTGCAGTGAGGCTCTTCTAGCAATTTACTATTGTAAGTAAGGTACGGAACTCTTTACTCTAGCGGAAGGACGCCAATCGACTCTTTTTTACCCTACGACCGTACGGGAATGATATTAATTATCTTGTGCTAATTTAGCAAAGTAACTTAATGTATCATCACCATCATCCGCAGAAGCTTCGGCCATTACTGGTTCCGCTACTACTTCACTTGGTGCTGGAGCATATTGCATATCCTCAGGAGCCATAGTGGTTCCTGCATCTACACCTAATACTCTATTAAGCTTAGCTTTCAATTCAACATAAGATTTATAGTTTTCAGCTTTAGTAAAATCACTGAGCGCATATAGTTTATTATATACACCTTCCAATGCTTCTTCTTCGCCGTTCATCAATGGTGCTGGATTTGAGAACTCAGACTTATCATAGTTAGTCCAACCTTCAACCTTTCTGATTTTGATTTTGAAGTCTGCGCCTTCCCAAAAATCATAAGGATTGACTGGAGCTTCATCAGCAAATTGTGGTTGCATAACATCCATAATTTTATCAAAGATCTTCTTACCAAATTTATAAAGATAAACTTTACCTTCATTTTCTGGATTAGCCGAATCAGATACCACTAACACGTTAGACACATAATGTAAACGTCTTTTTCTATCTCTAGCAGTTTGCTTATCTTCGTCACGACCAGAATTCCAAAGCAAGGTGTTCATCTCACTTACTGGATCTGCTTCATTGACTGAAGTTAAACTATTTTCGATATACCACATACCAGTAGGTCCTTTGAACCCATGGTCCCAGTATCGTACCCAAGGTAGATCTTCACCTTCTTTCGCAGGCAAGAATCTAATAACGGCATAACCATTACCAGCTTTATCTTGAGTAGGTTTCCAAAAACGATCGTCCGCGTAGGACTTTGTTTCTGCTTTTGTGGTAACTGCTTCCGCAGCCTGTACGAGTTTGTCGATAGACGAGCCTCGTGTGCTCTTTAAGTTTGCAAATGACATTGTATGTTTTCTCCATTGTATTGCGTTGTATTAAGACTTTCGTCTTTTCTGTTGTATTTCACTGTATTCATAATATAGATCTATTATAACATATTATCATGCCAATGTAAAGGCTTTTTTTAATATATTAATATATTTTGTCCTATCGAATTTAACGAACGGACCATACTTTATTATTTTTCTAGAAACGTCTGGCCAAAATATTGTTTCGGTTATCTTGCTTCCTTCCCTACTAACAAAGTTGGTTAATGCATTAAAGATTACTAATGTTTCCAATGATATCTCTTCATGCATCCACTTTTCTATGATCTTTGGTGCTTGGTTGTTACTCCCAGCAGTTAATAAATCATCAAAAGAATTATCTACTAATCTATTTATATCTGTTTCAAACGTCCTTGATAGTGCATCGTGGACTTTCTTATGTTTAGTATAGTGACGTTCTTCCATGTCCGCAATATACTTTACATCTTCAACGAAATTGAATACATAATAGTTTAATAAATCTTTATGATTCTTTGCTAGTTTTGCAAAGAAGTACTTGTCTTTCCTTTTGAAAAATGAGTTAGGTGTAACATTACTTTTAAAGTTATACTTAACTGCGTCATAACTATCTTGCTCAAAATGTAACTTAAGAGCATTATATAGTTTGTATGATTCAAAAGGGTCAGTCACTAGACCATGACCCCTTCATATAGAGCTTCAACATCTTCTATCTCACCGACCACTTCACTTAAGTTTTGCTTATGGTGTATGTTGGCCATCTTACGAAGATGCTTCTTATTGACTTCTACATCATCTGCGCATGATTCAATAGCTTCTTTAATGAACTCTCGTTCAGCTGCCATGCGAGACATCGACATTGAAATCTCTTCGATGCATCCTTTGATGCGTTTTTTGTCTGCGTCACTTGACGGTATAATTACTGTACTCATATTGTTCTCCTTTAGATTGGTAAAGTATTTTTCTTCTTTCCGCGAATAAGATTCAAGTTAGTAGCTTCCACTGTTAACTTCTCTTTAATAGAATCCGATAGTAGTTTCTTAACGTTCCTATAATCCATACCTCTTAATTCAATGATGTAAGTCATTGCATCGATATAGCTCATTTTGTTTTTGACTACACACGCTTCTATTGCTTGAGTGAATCTTTTCTTGGTCATTATTTTATGTTCTAGTTCTTCCATAATTATTAGTTGAGTTATAAAACTCTTAATAAGATGCAATCCTTATTAATCCTACCGCTAGGTTTTTTGACCTTGGTAGTTAAAGCCGATAGGATTTTATCTATTTGCTTTTCAGTTTTAGTTAAAATCTGAGGTAACACATCATCTGGTTTCCTCAATGTAGTACACATGGATTCTTTATCATCCCAATTATATACTGTTGAACCTCTTACTTCAAACCCGCCTGAAGTGTCATTGTAATACTTAGTCAATTGCTTGTTCTTAGTATTATATACGTAGAGTTTATTCCTCTTAGGAATCATGATTGGATTGACTGACACTAATTTGGCGGCATCATCTCTTTCCATGTATTGCAAGTTCTTAATCTGTGCATCAGAAGCTTTAGGCATTTTAGCCTTTGGTATTCTTGTTGCCTTATTATTATCTTTTAATCTCTGAATGTCTGCGAAGATCTTATCCATAGTATTCATCATCTTCTTAAGGTTACTCTTCTTAATATGAGAGTATGCCTCTTCAGCTTGTTCACAATTTTTGTTATAAGCATCACTGACTAGATCATATTCGAACTGTACATAAGTGGCAAACATGTTAACTGCTGCACCTTTGATCTTATGTAGTTGTAATAAACTATAGGTAGGAAATCTAATATCATCAAACTCACCATCTATCCATTTATCAACAACCATCTCATCCCATTCGGCGTACATTGTTTGCATGACTTTAGCACGCATTCTTTCTTGAATAGGAATAACAACTGGCTTTGGTACATGCTTTAGATCTTCTTTTATCTTATAACCTTCAACTAGAACTGCGTCTAATGAAGTTTTAATCCTTGCAAGGTAGTTACCTTTTACATCATCAACATGCATTCTTTCTAATGGAAATCCAGCATTGTACATACGAATATTAATTCCTACGCCAGCTGCTACCTTCCAATCAGGCAACTTCTTCAGTGCTCTAATGTCATCTTCAGAATAGTTTAATTGCTTAGTGCAATATTCTAAGATGAACGGTAAGTTAGTTTTTGTTGTGTGGAAGTAGTTATACCAATGTGAGCCTTGTGAATATTCGGTAGTAAGCTTCTTATCAGCTATTACTGCTCCGTGATAATTAGGCTCAGGTCCTAGATATTTGTCCTCTAAACTTGGACCTCTTCTTTTCTTTTTTGCTACCATATTTAACTCCTATTGTTTTGTTGATATAATCTATTATAACATACTTTCTTATAAATGTACACTGTTATTTTAAATTAAAAAGGTGGCCCTCACTTTATCCCCGCGTTGTGATAAGGAGTTAATTTAGGGAGTGAGGGCCATTGATCTTAAGCTCTACCTCTGGTATAAGCTTGTAATAGTGATTCACCTTCCAACTTTTCTCCAAAGGTGTGAATTACTTTTCCGTCTTTTGACCTAACGATTAGGCCGTTGTTATATTCTATGTCTTGGACGCCACCATCTTCTGTGTCTTGTGGTCTATCATCATATGCCATAGAGTTTAATTGATGAGCGTGTAGAGATCTAACTCCTGATGCCCATTTTTCGGCTTCTATTAAAAGTCGTTGTCTTTCTACCACGCTATCGTATTCACTCATTAGTGTATACTCACACCAGGTATTTTCATACCAAGTTCTGCTTGTGTGATTAATTCTTTAAGCTTTTGATTCCACATCTGTTTGAATTCAGTATTCTGTGCGTTATCTCTAGCGTTCTTAAGAGCTATAGCTCTACGTGTTACGTTGTTCATTTCTTCTTCCCAATTATACCATGTAGACATATACATCCAACCTTTCAGCGTGCTTGAGTGGTAATGACTGGTCATACCCTCTTGGGTGACGACCATCAGCTAGTGCTGCAGCAGTCCTAGGACCTCGTCCTTGGCACTTAACTCTATATCTTTTATTCTTTGGCT